AGTTACGATTGCGTCAGAGTCTAACATCTCTGTATTTAGCGTGCCGATTGTTGCAACTTCTGCCATAAGAGTAGAAAACTTGGCACTTGAACCTGTGATATCATCTACATTTAAAGTACCTCTGAATGTCATTGTACCTTCAGATTGATCCCAGAACATATACTTATTTGCAGCAGCATTACCTACATACATATCACCATCTTGCTTTAGATCAATACCTGCACCTGCAAGAGTAGTACCACTAATAGTAGGAGCAGTACCTCCGGAAGGAAATACTTGTACTTCTCGCGCTATTACAGAGTCCGCATTTAGCACAGCAGTATCTATACTAGTAAAACTGGCAGAGTCTAATGCGGCTACTGCGGCTCCAAAAGTTCCTCCAGTTGCAGAACTAGTATCAATCTCGGTAGTACCAACAGCATCAGCTGCTATTTGCTCCTTCTCAATACCATCTTCTTCAATCATAGCGGCTGCTTTCTTAAGAACAGCGTCAATCTTTGTGTAGACTTCAGCAAGAATAAGAGCACTTGATGTTTTATAAAGTCGAGCAATGATTACATCATTTGCATAGTCTATGCGTATATTTGGAATAAATCCTTGTACCCCACTAAAGGAGCTGAATGAATTTGTAACATAAAGAACGGTGTCGCTAACTACAGCAGCTATCTTATAACCTTCAGTAGAGCCTAGCTTAAGAATGTCCCCATCTTTAAGCTGGCTTAAAAAAGAGGTTCCAGAGCCAGTAACTTTACTAGAGCCTACAGCTTTAGTAAAAGTACCACTTAAAGCTGACCCATACTTAGCACTATTTCCCGTGCCCGTATCGTACCAGAAAGGATGAGTATGGGAGGGTTTATGGTATTTAATAAGTTTCAGACGATCTGTACTATCACTGGCATCTATAAGAATATAGGCGTGCTCAGTTATAAACTCACCTCCAGCATTCCTATCACTCTCTGACCATGTTATATTAGGAAGCGTAGCACAGCTTTGCTGCCAAGCCGACGAAGTAGAATTAGTATTAGTAATGCGTGTTGAGGACCCACTAGGGCTTTTTACAGAATACAGGTGATTTTGGAAGCTAAAAACATTATTAGCCTTAACTGCGAAGGCTACACTTGTAGTTCCTCCATAAGGTACACCAAGAGGAAACCTAGGTATGTTTTCTCGATATCTATCAGTCACAGTAACAGTTGCTAGAGTGGGTTTCGAGACATTTTGAAGTACGTTAACTGCCCTTACGGCTATCTCGTACGTACCATCTTGAATCCCTTCGATCTTCCAAGAAGTTTGCGCGGCATTGTCTATTAATACAGGGCTTTCAATATCAGGAAATGTATGAGATAACTCATACCCTGATAGATGCTCGTATACACCTTGCGCGGTTACTTGTCCCAAGGTCTCGGAGTCCGTAGAGGCACCTACCGCTGCAGGAGGAGTCCATTGTATAGTTAATTCTTCTCCTATTAGATTAGGGTTCATCATACTTTCACCGAACACATCAAGTACTGGAGGTACTACATCATTATGTCTTATTGCAGGATATACACTATCTGCAATAAAAGTAGTAAAGTCTTCGTCAACTGCTGCAAATTTCTCGTCATAGTGCTCTACTGCGCTAACAGCGAATTCATTTTTAGAGTTTTGAGAAATAGCAAGTACTCTGTATTCTTTTGCAGAGCCTAAAACGTCAACACCACTTGCTTTTTGTGTAAGTACCCATATACTTTCTGCAGTTGGAACAGCAGAAAAAGCTGTCGATACTGTTAAAGTATTAACATTTCCTGCGCTTGTAGATACGGGCTGAGTCTCTACTCGAGTAGTATCTGTCCAGTTAAGAATTAACGCGTCAGTACCGGCTGCAGTTGCTTTAGCATTTATAGCATCTACTTCACTATCAATATTTTGAAGAGTATAAGTGCCATTATTATTAGAATCAATAAATGCCTGTTTTATTAAGTCACCTTTTTTATAAAGAACATTAGAAATAGTTACAACTTCAGTTGCAAAAGCACCTGGTTCTATAAAGACAACTGCTAACTCATAATCATTATTTGCTAATAAAGTAGTAGTGCTATCTAAAGGAATAGAGGTAGTACTAGGATCGGTACCTGTATTTGATATACGACCACCCATACGAACCGCATATCTGGCTGAATCCTGTATGTTAATAACATCACCAGGCATAAGAAAGGTAGCATTTAAAGCAGTGGAAAAACTAACAACTTCTCGTTGGTTTGCCGCAGTCCATAGTTTCCATCGACCGTAGCGCAAAGCTTGTCCTTCGCTAGTAGCTCCCATTGCCATTGCTTTTTGAGATATTAGTTTACCGGTTTCGGCGATATTAAGTCTATCTTCTACAATTAAAGGAGAGGCTTTGTAGTTAGCGTCAGGATCAATCCATGTAACAATACATTGATTAATGCGTGTTTTACTTCCAGTGCCTTCATATGAAAACTTGCCCTCAATTACATTAGCTTGAGAAAAGTTATATACAGGACCACTAGGCGCGTCCATAACCGGGACAACTTGCCCGTCAATATAGTATAACATACTACGAAATACTGTCGCTATGTCTTTAAGTACTTTGTAGGCATCTGCCGCTTTAGTAAAGTATAGATTAGCAACAAATCTCGGCTCCATTCCTCCTTTTCCGTCCTCTACAAGACCGTCACAGTATCTTGATATTCTATACAGTGCATACTTATCAATATCGGCAGACTGCAGGAAGTCTCCAAGTCCATAACGATTATTTGTAAGTATATCATAGAATACCCAAGCAGGATTATTTGTATAAACTTTATCAGTTGCAAAAGCTCCATCCCAATCCTGGTACGTACTATCTACAAGCCCGCTAGTAGTATTACGCATATAATTAGCTACACCGTCACTAGACTGCTCTCTTGTTACATAATTAGAAGGCACATTTATTTTTAAACCTCGAGCATGGTATGATCTAGTAGGGACATTTTGAAAGCTTTTTGTATCAAAAGTTGTTTTAGCAAGAGATGTGAAAGGATGAGTTAGTATATCTTTAATAACACAAGTTGTATTAGATATAGTAGAAGCCGCAGACATTTGCCAATCATGGTATGTTTCAGTAAGTGTTTTATATGCAGGACCTTCATGATTACTAATTCTTGATACTCTTACTTGAAAATCTGCAAATGGGCGGAACTTTGTTAGGTCTATTGTCTCGACAAAAGTGACAGAGTTTTTATACATTCCTGAATGTACTGCAGGATGCTTCAGCACTTGATAGGTTTCAAAGCTACTTTCACCGGGTTTTTTAATAGCTATTTCTGTTTTATACCGAGTAAAAGTATTCATATCATTACCTTTACCACTGACAGCATAATGTCCGCTACCATATGCAAAAGTAATTCGAGCTTCGTCTACTTCTTGTCTTTGACTTGCACTTAAATTAAAACCAGAAGCTGAACTTCCTATTAGCACTTTAGGCGCTTGACCGCCTCCATAGTTAGTGGATCGTTCCATAGCACCACCTGCACTAGGTGAGTTGCTAATAGAAGTCGACCCGTCCCCTCCCTTGCCTGAAAAGGGAGTTTGCGCTAAGGTACCTACTCTAAACTGAGTAGTTACACCTTGGTAATTGCTTGTCTGTGTCTGGGTTATAACATCATTATTCGTAACCACTGCGCCTGTTACATCAAACTTATATCCCCCTGTGGTTCCTGGCCATACGGCTGCTAACGTAATGGTAGTCCCTGAAACGCTTGCAATTTTAACTATTCGATCCATCTCTAAGCTGTAAGACCCATCAGGAATCCATATCCCTGCGGCTCCACCAGTGCCTGGAACATACTCCGCAACAGAATTGCTAGTTCTTTTAGTTATAAAACCTTCGCCATACATTCCATCTCCAACACCTCCACCAGTGATAATACCCAATCTTGCAGGAACATGAGTATCTATATCAACGGGAGTTGATACCATAGCAGAAGTGAAAAAGCTCGCATTATCAACAACTGTCAGAGTAGCTGTAATATTATAGTCGGTAGTGCCTGCAGAGCCGTTCGATGCAGTTACATATGCTTGTCCAAACCCTTTTCGTACAATTAAATATTTATCTCCATTTTCGGACTCTATAATCGGTGCAGTACCTCCTGCTGAAATAGTAGCAGTAGCAGAGCCATTAACCAAAGCTATAGAGACTGCGCTTTGGCTGTAGAAATTTCCAGACTCAGATAAAGGTACGGCTCTATCATCGTTTAAATATACAGAAGAAGCTCCGTCTACAAGACCGTAGATAGGACCTTCTGATATAATATCTACTACGGATATAGTCTGCCTATCTCTTAGCTTTGATTGTGCGCTGCCCTGAGCTGCATATATTTCGTCCCATCTAGGCATTTCTATTTCTCCTGTGTCTGTGTCTGTGCTATATTAACATTATTAGCTGAGTCTGTAACTGTATTGTTTATTATATCTTGTGGCGATCTTCCGATTCCCGAACCGTTTCCGCCTTGTATTATATCTATAGAAATAGCTCTTCCAGGAACTCTTAGCTCTCCGTATAGTATAGGAATAGGGTCTCCTTCAATAGAGTTTGAAGCCCCTCCGCTAAAAAGATAATTAGTAGGACTATCTTGGTCAACGGCAGGATCTGGTGCCATCATTTGTTGAATACCCGATAATGCTAGATTAAGTGCTAGTAATGCTGTCATTTTTCCCATAATAGTCATCATTCCTGCCTGCATAGCTACACCAAAACTAGTTGTTGCAGTAATTGCACTCGCTTGAGCAGTTGTTAATGCCGCAGCGCCTCCGATCATAGGCAATACAAAAAATATAAGTATAACAGCAGCTATAATTTTTCCAATACCAGACTTAGATCCTGCCGGAGCAATAGCAATAGTTACATCTCCCGCTTCTAAAGGTAAAAGTAAGTCTTCTTGGTCTATTTGCTCTCCTGCCCTGTCAATAATAAAACCTACGTCTTCTTCATGACACTTTCTAAGATAAGGTAAAAAATCGGGGCGATTTGCACTAATACATTTTAAAATATCCGCATAGTTATCTGTGCTTACGATAAACTTATTACCGAATCTTTCGCCAAGCTCTCCTTGTAGGTAAACACTATGTTGCATATCGATAAACTCCAGTTATATACTTTTTCCAAAAAGGGTATAAATTTTCTCGGCATGATAGCCTATTTTCTGCATGATGGTAGAATAAATCTTCTCCAAGATATACTCCACAATGGTTACCTACCCTACCTCTTATTGTAAAAATAAGTAGATCACCTTTTTGCATATTTCCTTCAACTTTCTTAAAGCTCCAAGTACTAATATACTCATCGGTAAAATAGTCTAAACCTTTTTCCCACCAATCGTCTTCAAAAAGAGGGCGGGAAGGTATATCTAAGCCTTTATTAATATAATAGTCTCTTGCTGCTTCGAAACAATCATTTGTACCAAAGTCGTACTCTCTACCATAAAGAGCCTTATTTTCTCGTACTGGTTCTAGTATGTTCATATCCATACCAGGATAGCTAAATATATAATAAGGCAACTGTGTAGCATTGCAATATTTAATATCAGTTTCTGAAGCTTCATTACTTGCATCTGGATGACTATGTACTATTGCAGTTATATCTCCTCTATGGGATATATCTATATATTGCTTGGATGAGATTATAAAATCATCTTCATCTGTAGCTACATTATCACAAGGAAACCATTTTAAGTCTCCCTTTATTACTGCAAGCACGCCACACCCTTCACGAGGGTACCACTTGTCAAAATGCTCTTGCATTTCATCTAAAAATTGTATCATAGTTAAAACTTCTGTGTTCCGGGGAATGATCCAAACGGTAAACGAGCTGCTGCATTCGTTGATCCATCAGGCTTTTGATTAGCACTTGTTAATACCGAAGGTTTAAAGCCGTATCGAGCTTTACAAGATTGCAGGGTTTTTCCACACACTTCCTCTCTAACCCAGTAAGGGCTACGATGTGCAGGTAAATTTGAGGCAGAGGATGTGTGACTTAATTTACACTTCCATACTGTTTTATGTCCTGAAGCTCCATAACGTATTAAAGATCCTGCACTATAAGAAGTGGCATTTGCATGCTCTGACCATTTACGAACTTCTTTCCAATAAGAAGAAGTTACTGAAGGAGTATTGCCTGTTCCTGCAATTATACAAAGCCAGTATTGAGTAAGTGTAGCATTACCAGTACCTGAACCTGCCCCCGTGGCTTTAAATACTGTACCTACAGTATTATTTGCCGCACCTATTGAGGTAAAGCTTGTATTTCCTGCGGAAGCGATTGTATAATCTAGCCCTGTTACGAAAGCACCCGCGCTCACAGTAGGAGTGTTTGTAGTAACATAACTAACAGTAGTATATGCAGTACTTGCGCTATAAGCTGCAAAAGTTTCTGCGTATACAAGAGGTCTATCATCAAAGTCAAAGTAAGGATTATGAGAGCGAACAGTGCCATCTCCATCAAAATTTACTACACCATCTAGATTCCAAGTACACCCACCTCCTAAACCTGCTTTGTGTCCTTGATATTTCCAGCTGCAGTACTTACCTACCACTACTCGTCTAGGTATCTGTATATTTTCTAGATCAAAGGGAGTTGCTACTTCGAAGGTAATAGAAAGAGCATCTTCAGAAGCAACTCTATCGATTATATATTGTTGTGTAGGGAACTCAACAGGAGGAGATGCATCTTCATCTTTCCCTACCAAGTACTTTACAAGGGTTTGACGACGAATAAGTCTTTCTCCTATTAAATCATCAAACTTATAATCCCCTAATTCTGCTTGTAGTATAGAACCTATATTTGCAATAGTTAGTGCAGGTCTACTAGACGCTCCATCTGCTTGCAAGTCCAAACCATCTAGCATCATAGGCATAGCTGTATAATCGCGAATACTAAAAGAGCTTTGACTCTGTGTAGCAGTACCTGTGCCAGAGCCTACGCCTGTTGCAGTAAACACTGTACCTGCATTATTATTTGCGGCTCCTATAGATGTGAAACTAGTAGGGTCTGCGTTGGTACCTGCGTTTATTATAGTATAAACGTTACCTGCAATAAAGTTACCGGCTAATGTGGCTAGAGCGGAAGGAGCCGTTCTATCTCGGAACTGGACATCTGTTAAATCCGCGTCTAGACCAGGGTGAAAATACATTGTTGTTCCATTGGGCAAAGTTATTTCAAATAACTCGACAAGTCCCGAATCAATTTCTTGCGTTTGTAGATCTGTTGCTATTACGTTGCTCATGCCTCAAAAACTCTCTTTAGTGATACTGAAAGACTGTAAAACTCGTCATATGCGTATGTCGTTGAATAATTTGTTGTTACTACTTTGACATCTCTTTCGCCTGTGCGTGTAGTATTGTTTGTGTCTGGAAGAGTAAGAGTAAACTTACTTACTCCCTTTTTTGCGTCTAAGAAAGCTACTATATCATCGATCTCCGTTTTTAAACGTGTTGCAAAATTTAAAGAATAAGTTTCGTTTAAAGTATTAATTCCGTCTGCAATACGCTGTTCATAACCATCTCCAAAATTAGCAGTGAGTATTCGTGGAGTACTCTGCTTTGTCATTGATTTATCAGGGGTTGCTAATAGTGCGTTGCTATCATTCTTTATACCTATTGTCATTATGCTACTCCGTACGGATTGAGTATTCCGCCTGATCGTTTTTGATTCTGTAGCT